ATCCGACTTGGTCTTCCAAGATCGGAACGGAAGTGACAGTAGGCACAAGGCTCTGGGATGACGGGAAACTCTGGAAGGTAATCCAAGCCCACACCGTACAGGAGAACTGGAGACCAGCGGATGCCGTAAGCCTTTTTACTGAAGTTAGCATAGAGGAGTGGCCGGAATGGAAACAACCTACGGGAAGCACAGATGCTTATATGGCAGGAGATAAAGTTACATATAATGGCAAGCATTATGAGTCAACGGCAGACTATAATGTATGGCCACCAGATGGAGGGTTCGGATGGAAGGAAGTATAAAGAATATCCTTTTTGGCCTTGGTCTGGCTGTTATATTATTTCTCTCTGGATTCTTCACGAGGCAGTGCACATATAAGGTCCCAGAACCGGAGATAATAGAAACAAGGGATACAGTTACAGTTGTTGATACGCTAAGGTTTCCTGAGCCAGTAGAAGTGTATAGGGAAATCATGGATACTATGTATGTTGATGTCGGTGATATTGTAGTAGTTCACGACACTACATATGTTCCGCTTCCAAGAGAATATGTTACATACAAGGACTCTATGTATCTCGCAACTGTGTCTGGTTTCATGCCTCGCCTTGAAGAAATAGAAGTATATCCAAGAAAGGAGATTGTCACAATACAGACAGAGAAAGTATATACTGAGTATAAGCATTATAGGTTTGGGGTTGGCGTGCAGGCTGGCTATGGTATTACGCCGAAAGGATTCCAGCCGTATCTTGGTGTTGGATTATCATATAACTTATTTGGTTTCTGATGAGAATAAAGCAATATCTTAAGGAAAAGATAAAGGGAAGACCAAAGCCTTTTGTTCATAAGAATGGTCTCAGGAAGAATGGAGAAGAATATGGCAAAGGCGGAAAGGTTTCCAGAAAGAAGAGTATATAAACTGCTCATCTGGCTGCTGAAGATAATTCCCATGCTTCTGGCAATAACGACAATCTTCGGAACGCTCTGCAGTTTCTTCGGCATAAATCCGTCAATATTCTCGTTCGTAGGAAGCGTCTCATTGTTTCCGTTACTTTTCTTGTATCTTGCTTCATATGCTTTCAGGTTCTGTATATATCACAGGATGTTCCTGCATTACATAGTAGCCAACAACATTCTTGTATATACTGATTATTTCTTTGGGATACCAGTTGATGATATAGCGCTGTTTATGATGCATGTAATTCTCGTTGGTGCCTTTTTGTTCCTTGTGTTGTTCTTTTATAGAAGAGAGAAATGCTGCAAACAATAAGGAAACTTCTTGTAAGTATCATAGATGACATAGACACCGGCAATTCAAATGCTGACGAGGAGGAACTCCTTGAGATAGCAAAGGTTCTCAGGACAATTATGCGTAAGGATGTTCCTATGAGTAAGTACCAGGCATATACATATCTCAATATCAGCCGTGCTACATTCGATAATCTGGTTCGTACTGGAAAGATTCCTCGAGGTAAGAAAATTGCGGGTTTTAAGGAACTTGCCTGGTACAAGAAAGACTTGAAGAAGTTACTAAAGTAAATCTCTGTAAGTTAGACACTTGCTGGGATTGTTAGTAATGTTGTTCTTCGTTTGTTATCTGTCATAATTTCGTAATGTAAATTTTAACATTAATGAATTATGGCAGAAACTTTAATTTATGACCCTGCTAATCAGGGTATGAACAACCTCGGTGGCTGGGGTGGTGGAGTTCTTGGCTTCATCCTCGGAGCACTTGTAGGTAACGGAGGTTTCGGTAATGGTTTCGGCTGGGGAGGAAATGGCGCAGCAGCCGCTTCTCTCGGAGCTCAGGAAGGCAGAAACAACAATACCGACCTTATTCTCAATGCAATCAACGGAACTGATGCTGATGTACGTTTGCTTGCTACTACTCTCAATTCCGACATTGACAGCGTGCGTGTTGCAATCAACACAGTACAGGGAGCCATCAACAGTCTTGGTGCTCAGGTAGGTCTTTCTGGTCAGCAGATTATCAACTCAATCCAGAGTGGCAACGCGGAGCTTGCTTCTAAGCTTTGTTCTTGCTGCTGCGAGATGAAGCAGATGGTTATTTCTCAGGGATATGAGAATCAGCTTCGTACCGTAGAGCAGACAAACGCTCTCAATTCTTCAATCCTTGCAAGCGGACAGAAGACGGTTGATGCTATTGCAGACCTGAAGACTTCTATGATTTCTGAGTTCTGTGCAGCCCGTGAGCGTGACATGCAGTCCAAGATTGACTCTCAGGCAGATGTTATCACCCAGCTTCGCGGACAGATTAGCAATGACAGGCAGACTGCTCAGTTCAGTGCTATGCTTGCTCCTATCGTTGCTCAGGTTAACGCAATCGCTGCACGCCAGCCTGCAACCGTTCCTGTAGTATGGCCTAATCTGACAGTTACTGAAACAACCACTACACCCACTACTAACGGTTAGGAGGATAAGCTATGGGAATTATCAGACTTATGGAAAAGGGCGGAGACGACTACAGAGATTACAAGAAAGCCCTTAAGAAAGCAAAGGAAGCCATTGAGGAAATCTGTGAACTCACAGAGGAGATGGAAGATACTTTCAGTTCTCGTGGCTATGGTATGCGTGGCGGTTATTCTCGCCGTGACGATGATTATGAGATGTCTGACAAGCGCAGGCGTTAGTTGAATTTGGGGTGGGGAAACTCACCCCTTTTAATGATATATACTATGAACTTGATGGATTACGATAATAATATTCCTGATGGAATGCGCGAGTACCTCAGCTTCCACGGATACCATTTCTCCAAGAAGATGTGTGAATGGGCTGTCAGTCATATGAGAGACAAGAATGACAAGCCGCTCAATATGATGACATACGAGCAGGTGGAGACGTTGCTGAAGAACTACGGTATCAAGCTGGACAATGACAACGGTTACGACAAGGTCTTCGTCATACACATGTGTTTCTCCGATTATCTTAGAGGCTCCGTGCCTGACGAGAGATATGCGTCAATGTACGTAAAGGAAGTTCTTGACGACAGGGACGGCTATCCAGAGATAGCGTTTATGAGATTCCTTGCCGACTGCTCTGGTAAGGGTATAAGTATTCGCTGGGAAGATATGATATAGTTATGATAGAGAAGAAGCTATATATCGGCAGGTGGACAGTGTATTTTCTTTTTACCACAGACATGTACGATAAAGAACTAATAGCAAAACGACTATACGATGCCGATGCTGGTTATGATATTATAGAAAGATCAGAAGACATAATAGACAACGGCGGCTACAATTGTGGTTTTACCTACACTAATCCAGACTTGTATGCAGCAGTTGTTGTCATAGGCCCGACTACATCAGGACACGAGTTTCAGAATACATTGGTGCATGAAGTTCATCACCTTGCAGTTGCGATAGCAGAGAATCTTGGTATAGATCTGGAAGGCGAAACTCCCGCCTATATAGCTGGAGACGCGGTTCTGGAGTTGGCTGAAGTAGTATGTCATCTAGGCTGTTCGCTGTGTAACTAATTTACTTACATGTAGTAAGTATTTAGTTTGTTGTAAATAACTTCCTTGTTTACACCCAAGTAAAACACTTGCGGTGCTGTTTCGCTATTATCTGTTTGGTACATTTGTCACAAACCAAGCAGGAGAAAATATGGTAGATTACGATTTAAGTTTTGACGTGAACAGTCTCCTTACGCCGGAAGAAGCAGATAAGTACTTCAACGAAAATGGAGACGAGGAGGCTCAGAACGAGCCGATTGACAATACTGAAGAAAAGCCAGCCGAGGAGGAAGTAAAGCCTTCGGAGAAAGTAGGCTCGGGAGAAATAGAAAAGGAACCAGAGGGAAATGCCATCAACCAGAAGGGTGGTGGTTCTTCTCCTACGTTTTATTCTTCCATAGCCAGTGCTCTGAAGAATGATGGCATCTTTCCCGATGAGTTCACAGACGATGAGATCAGCGCTGTAAATAGCCCAGAGGACTTCGCAGAGATGTTCGAAAAGGCCATAGAGAAGAGGATGTCCGATTCTCAGCAGCGTATAGACAAGGCTCTTAGAGACGGCGTCGAGCCAGATGTGGTGAGAAACTATGAGCAGACCCTGTCTTATCTTTCAAGTATAAGCGATGATGCTCTTACGGCAGAAGGAGATGAAGGGGACGCGTTAAGGTCAAGGCTTATTTACAATGACCTTATTAATAGAGGATTCACTCATGAGAAGGCTCTTAAGGAAGTGGAGAAGTCTATGAAGTCAGGAAGCGATGTGGAAGACGCTAAGGACGCCCTGTCTGCTTTGACAAGATTCTATTCGGAATCTTATAAGAAGCTGCGTAAGGATGCTGAGACAGCAGCTGTTGCGGCAAGGGAAAAGCAGAAACAGGACATCGAGACCTTCAGGAAAATGATTCTGGAGGATGACATCAAGATAGGAGATAAGCCACTTGATAAGAGAGTAAGGCAAAAAGTATATGATGCTGTCATGAAGCCTGTGTACAAGGATCCTGACACCAAACAGGAACTTACCCTTGTCCAAAAGTTCCAGAGAGAAAACCCTATGGAATTCTTGAAGCAGCTTGGATTATGGTATGTTCTTACAGATGGCGGAAAGAATGTAGATAATCTTGTGCAGGAGCAGGTAAGAGCCGAGAAAAACAAAGGTATTCGTGAACTTGAGAAGAAAATAAACTCTACTCAGCTCGGACCAGATGGTTCTCTTAGATACATGTCCGGAAATCAGATGGGCGACGATACATTGCTTTCTGATGGATGGGAAGTAGTGAAGGGACAATAGGCTTATTAAGTATTTTAACTGAATACTCTTATTAACTTAATTCAAACAGCATTATGCCAGGACAGTTAAACAATTCTCAGATGGTTGGCGTAACTGCGTGGAGAGGAACAGTCACAAAGGATAATCACCTTTATAACGTGTTCCGCATGAACCCGCAGATGGCCAGCGACATTATGACAGTCCTCATCAGCAGTATGCATCTTCCTACCCTTGACACCTATCTCACCAATGAGGTTCCTGTCAAGGAGTTTGAGGATGATACCAAGATTTTCTGGGATGTCATAACTTCTTCAAAGCGCAATATTCCTCTCGTTGAGGCTAGGCGCTGTGATGGTACTCCGGTTGTTGCAGACAACGAAGACAATGTCGGCGTCGGCTTCGAACCGTTCTACCTTGTATTCCCTACCGACTGGTTTGCTCTTGGTGAGGTTATCTGGGGTAACTTGAACGAGGTTTATCCTATCATCATCAAGGAAGCAGGTAAGGCAGAGGGAACCAACACCGTATATCTTTGCGAGATGTTTGGCGCTAACGGTGCAGAAGGAATTCCTGCAGGAAGGCTTCTCGCCGGTGAGCGTTTCTCTTATGGATATGCTCCAGTAGAGAAGGACTTCTCACGTAAGGTTGGTGATGTTCGTTTCTCCGCACCTGTATCAATGAGCCAGGAGTGGTCAAGGATTCGTCTCCAGCACAAGATTGGTGGTCGTGAGCTTGGTAAGCGCCTTGCTTGCCGTATTCCTATTCAGAAGGAAGTTAACGGAAAGCTTCAGCAGACCACAGTTGACCGCTGGATTTACAATGTAACATGGAAGATTGAGGAGACTTGGAGTGAGTACAAGAGCAACGTTCTCGAGCGTGGTGTGTCCACTCAGATGGAGAACGGCGAATTCTCTAACTTCGGTCTTTCAGGACTTCCTCAGGAGCAGGGCGCTGGATTCAAGCAGCTTCTCGCTATGGGTAATGTGAGCTACTACAACAAGTTCTCTCTCTCACTCATCGAGGACGCTCTCTACAACCTTTCAGAGGGCAAGCTTGATTTCAAGAACCGTAAGTTCGTCATGAGGACAGGTGAGCGTGGAGCAATTCAGTTCTCTCGTGCTGCAAAGGCTGAGATGAGCGGATGGATTCCTCTGTATAGCGCAAGCGCTCCTTCTTACATTACCAAGGGTCCTGAGACCAACTTCACCAACGGAAACGCAGCAACAATCCAGGACTTCCAGGTTACTCGCTGGCTTTCAGCTAACGGACTTGAGGTCACCATTATGATTGACTCTTCCAAGGATGACAAGACTACCAACAAGCTTATGCATCCTGCAGGAGGAACTGCTGAGTCCTATGTTTATGAGATTTTCTACGCCGCTGACGAGCAGGAGCCTAACGTACAGAAGTGCGTTGTTAAGGGACAGCCTGAACTTCGTGGTTATCAGTGGGGGCCTTTCTCCAATCCTTTCACCGGAGAATTCAACAACAACTACGCTTCCTACGATGAGGATTCTGCAGTCGTTCACTACAAGGCCACCCTCGGTATCCTGATGAAGGACCCTCTTCGCTGCGTATCAATCTATCCCGCAATACTTCAGGCATAGCCTGTCATAACTTAAAGGAGAAAAATTATGGAAGAAAAGACTGCTAAAAGCAAGAAAGAGACAGCAACGGAAGAGATGGTTAATCCGCTTAGGAACGAAAGAGTATATGTGAGGTTCATCCCTCATAAGGACAACGGGCTCCCCAAAGACCATGTGCTCTCAGGGGCAAAGGCTGATGGGGCTTATGACAGCTTTGTTGTTCCAGTGCTCCGTTCCACTGGCAGATACAAGAACGTTCTCACCAATAACGAGAAGGATTATCTCGAGAAGGCTCTCGGTTTGGATAATGGAGCTTTGTCTGTATATAAGACAGAGAACAACTACTGGGAGAACTATCGCGTGGTAATCCAGAACGCAAAGGAAGGAATGTATCTTGACCTCTCTGACCCGGAGGATTTTATCAAGTATAAGGTTCTGCTCGCAAACACTGAGTATATCGCACCTTCAGTGCAGGAGAGGATGGACAGGCCAAAGGCTACATACAAGTATGAGCTTGTCCGTACCACAGAAGAGACCAATCTCGCATCAGCGAAGGTTGACGCAAGGAAGGCATCATACAAGGAGTTTGACAAGATTGACGGCAACTTCGATACAATGAGAGTTCTTGTGGAGCTGATGGATGGAAGGCCTTATGCTTCCAACACATCAATCGAATTCTTCAGGAATCGAATCGACTCACTCATTCAGGCAGACCCTAAGGCATTCCTGAGAGAGGTTACTGACCAGTATCTCCACGCCAAGGTTCTTCTCAGACGAGGAACTGAGGTTGGAGTCATCAACAAGAGGGGAGATTATTATTTCCTCAAGGACAACACCCCGCTCTGTGAATCAGGAGAGAATCCTACGCTGTCAATAGCTGCAAGATATATCAATCTTCCTTCCCATCAGGACATCAAGTTCCTATTGGAAAGTGAGATAGCAAAGAAGAAAGGAAAGTAATGAAGACTGTGGACGAGTGGTCTCTGGCGTTTGACCAGTATTATAACAACATAACCAGCAATCAGGCCCCAGGTCTGAACGAATATGAGAAGAGTCGGTTCCTTACCGACGCTCAGGAAGCTGTCGTTGTGTCGTTATATAATGGTACCATCGGTACTTCTTTCGAGGAGACCGAAGAGGTTACCGACTATTTGAGTCCTCTCGTAAAGCAATCTAATGGTGAGTTTATTGGAGTAGGTGTCCCTCATGTTGTAGACGGCACAAAGATTTATAAACTTCCAGACGATATGCTCTTCAGAACATTGGAGCTCTGTACTGTCAATACTGACGACTGTGGTAATATGACAGCAAACGTTGTTCCTGTTACACAGGATGAGTTCTGGCGTACAATGAGGAATCCGTTCAAGGGAGCGAATGAGAGGCGTGTTCTCAGACTTGCTTTTGGGCAGAACGGTTTTTCCGACATTGCCCATCATAAGACAGACTACTCTGAGTTATACAGCACTTTCGATATTGATAGTTATACTGTAAGGTACATAAAAAGACCGGAGCCGATTATTCTTGCTGATCTCGATGATGGCTTGACTATCAGAGGGGAAAACAAAGCAAAGACTTGCAAGCTGGATGAGGCAATCCACCACGCAATACTGATGGAAGCCGTTAAGCTAGCAAAGGCAGTCTGGAATTCATAAGTTACGCAAACAAATTAAAATTATAGTTTATGACAAATTTCAATACCTATCAGACTAGGCATTTCTATGTTGCAGGAGCTATTGACGCAAACGTTGATACCAATCTCGACATAGCGCTTGCTGCTACTGCGGAGAGTGAATACTTCTTCTTCAAGTACAAGAATGCCGATGGTCTCGTTACTCGCTCTGACCTTATCAATCCCAAGTGGATTAGGAGCGTGAAGAAGACCGCTAACGATGATATGGCTCGTCCTCTTATGGTTCACACCGTAACTGTGGATTCTGCCATCACTCTGACTGACCTCAAGGGAAAGAATGTAAATCTCACCCTTGATTTCCAGGAGTTTATTGATTACTCTCCTTCCAGCGGATTCGCTGTTACCG